TCTTCCGATCTGGAGAATTTGTGGGAGGGAGAACTGTGACGGAAACAGAATGGAGGACGTACTTACGGCGCGAGATCGAGCGGTTGCTGGATGAAGCAAGCGAACAAAAGCTGCGGCTGACGCTGGCACTGCTGCGTGCAGCGTAAAGAAAAACAGAAAAGCAAAGAAAGAGGAGCAGGAAATCAATCCTGCTCCTCTTTCGCGTTTTCGGCGGTGATCTGCCGGGCAAAGTCCTCGATGTCGGCCCAACGATCTTCCGGAAGACGGGCCAGCGCCAGAAGGAAACGGCGCTTAAAGTCGTCGCCTGCGCCAATGGTCGCTCGGCCGACGAAGTCCATGATCTCTTCGTCGCGCGTAGTCTCCGTAAACATCTTGCCGTCACCGGTACGCAGCCAATGTTCGTCAACATGGAACTCGCGGCAGATGGAGACGATTACGGCATCAGACGGCACGCGCTGACCGTTTTCGTATCCTGTGACTGTGTTTCCGCGAACGCCAATCTTCGCGCCAAAGTCTGCCTGCGTCATATGCAGCGCCTTTCGGACTTCACGAATTCTATTATGCATATTGTTACCTCCCTGCGCGAGTATAATACCGCAATAATGTCGCGCTGTCAATATTTTTGATGCAAAACTATTGACAAAATGCTCGCGGAGCGATATTATAAACTCGCAGCGAGAACCCGCGAACTCACAAAGTGCGAGGAGGTGAACAAAATGCTTACAAAGAACGAGCGGAAAACAATCGAGCGGCTGGAGACCGTGATGCAGAGCATGGACGAGATGCAGAAGGCGCAGCTTTGCGCCTTTGCTGAGGGGCTGGCGATGGCGCTGGAACACAGCAAGCGCGCGTCGTAAAACGCGCGCAATCCATTCGATTGGAGGTGAGGACATGTACCAAGCGGCGAAAATGATGATCGCGAGCAACGGAAGGCAGAGCGCGGTATTGCTCGACGGCGTTATGATCGGCGCCGGCGTTGACGGCATCCGCCTCGACGTGAAGGAAGATGTAGCGGAGCTGAGCATTACCGGCATTGATGTAGAGCGGTTTCGTGCCGGAAGTGAAGAGGACTTCGAGCGCTTTTGCACCGGATTGTCAGTGGATGAACTGGGCGGAGAATGATTCTATCACTCGCACGAAGGGGAAACAAGAACTGGAGGCTTTTATGCCAATTAACAACCTAACAAATGAGCAGCGTGAAGAGCTGGCACGCCGCACGCTGCTCACCCTTGCGAAGCTCTGGTGCGATCAAAACGGGGTCGACGCAGAGATCCGCATTGTGAAAAAAGAAGAGCCGTCCGGGACGTAGAAGTTCCGCGGGCGGCAAATCTAGAATCACCGGTGCTTATCATAGCACGGCAATGGAAAGGAATCAACATATGAAAGTATTTGGAGACCCCAGCACGAAGGCCAAAGTGCGCCGCTACATCATGTGGGGTGTTGAGGACAGCATCGTGTGCGCGTCCTTCATCGCCGGCATCGCGCTGGCGGGGTGGCTGTTCCATGCAATTTTTTCGTTCTTGGGGGTGGCGTGATGGATACCCCGATCGAAAAAGTTCACGATCTGCTGAACCGGCCGCGCTCGAGCGCAGATTTCTCGCCGGCAGCGCGCTACGCTGTGCAGCGCTTGTGCGACTACGCCGCGCAGGAGCACGAGCAGCGCGAGAAAGCAGAGGAGCGGTGCGTAAAGCTGCAGACGCATGTGGCAGATGCCTGCCACATGGGCGAGGCACAGGCGCGCACCATCGCCGACCTGCGCCAGCAGCTATCGTTCCTGTGCGAGACACTGCGCGAGGCGGGGGTGTGAGTGATGATGACAAACGCTGAGCTGGCGGCTGCCCTGCGCAGGAGCGCGCTGGAGACCGGGTCGCTCGTGTGCCTCGGCTGCGGCCATGAGCACGACTGCGGCATCCACGGATGTGCCCTGTAACAAGGAAAAGCTGGCCGAATTGATGTGCCTCGATATCTTGGGCTACTCCGCAAAGGACATTGAGGTTATCACCCCTGAACAGTACGAAGCGGAATTCGGATGGGATGAAGATGGCTGAATACATCGAGCGAGAAACGTTTTTGAAAGACATCGAAGAGCGGCATTGTTCACCGTGCAAAGAGGCAGGGGAATACCACAACGGCTTTATGTGCGCAGGTTGCTGGGTAGGCGATTTGCGCAGTGAGGTAATAGGCGCGCCCACTGCCGACGTTGCGCCGGTGGTGCACTGCCGTCACTGCCGATCCTACAATAAGCCGCGGCTGGGATGGTGCTCAGTCCACCTCGACCGCGAAGGTCCGGACGACTTTTGTGGCTACGGCGTGTGAAAGGATGACGACAATGCCAAAGCGGATTAACCCGCGCCGGAGGCCGGCGACGATGGCGGACGTGCAGCGCGCAAAGGATGCGGCAACGGCTGATGCTTGCCGGGTGACGCTGGCGATCTTTTTTACCGCCCTGCTGGACAAAGAGGGCATGTGCGCGGAGCAGCTGCAGCGCATCTGGCGCGAAGTCGAGGCGCTGTCGGAGAGCGTGCGCGACGGGTACGTCTCCGCGCCCGACCTGATCCGCGTGCTGCGGGAAGAGTATGAGATCGACATCATAGGAGGATAAAACGATGAACAGATTGGACACCCTGAAGGCCGCCGCCGAATGCGTGTGCGGCAGCCGGGAAGAAGACTACGGCAGCCCGGAGGATAACTTCGGCGTGATCGCGGCGCTGTGGACGGCATACACCGGCACGGACATCAAACCGAAGGACGTGGCGATGATGATGGCGCTGCTGAAGATCGCCCGCGCGAAGGCCGGCAGCAAGCCGGACACCTACATCGACCTCGCGGGCTACGCCGCGTGCGGGGCGGAAATTTCGGCGCGTGAGCCGAAGAGGAACGCAAAGTGCACAGCGAGTACAACCGGCGAGACCGGAGACACAGAGCCAGAAAAAACGGCGTCCTGCGTGAAGCTGCAGCGCATGGACGGCTACTATCTGGTGGAAGTGGACGGGAATCCGCATCGCTTTACGCTGTGGGAAGCCGCGATGCAGTTCATCCACGATCAAACAGCGGAAGAAAGGAAGAAGAAAACATGAAGAAAATGAGGTGCTTTTTGAAGCGCCCAGAATCCGACTGGTATTCTACCTGTTGCAGCATATCACTCAGCAATCTGCAGCGAATCGTCGGCGGTTACATTGAGACCATCACCTTCCCAGACCTCGGGGTCGTTGTAATCTGCAACGAAGAAGGCCGTCTGCTCGGGCTTCCCTATTGCTGCACAATCCGAGGTGTGGATTTTGTCGGCTGCGTTGCTGTCTTCTGCCCGGACGGTGACACGCTGCGCGATGTGCAGTACGAGCTACGCAAATGGAAAGAAATTGTCGCAGACTGAAAGGTAAAGAAGGAGGCAAACAATGAGCATCAAAATCAACACTCTGCAAATCGAAAATATCAAACGTGTTAAAGCCGTTGCGCTGAACCCGGCAGAGAACGGTCTTACCGTAATCGGTGGGAAAAACGGCCAGGGCAAAACGTCCGTGCTGGACGCGATCGCGTGGGCGCTCGGCGGTGATCGCTACCGCCCGAGCAACCCTGAACGCGAAGGCAGCACCCTACCGCCGCACATCAAGCTCACGCTCTCCAACGGCCTGACCGTTGAGCGCAGCGGCAAAAACAGTGCTCTTAAAGTGGTAGACACCACCGGCAAGCGCTCTGGCCAACAGCTGCTCAATGAGTTCGTGGAGCAGCTCGCCATTGACCTGCCGCGCTTCCTGCAGGCGTCAAACCGCGAGAAAGCGGACACTCTGCTGCAGGTGATCGGCGTCGGCGACCGCATCCACGAGCTGGAGGCAAAAGAACGCGATGTCTACAACAGGCGCCGGATGATCGGCCAGGATGCCGACCGTAAGCGCAAGTATGCCGATGAGCTTCCATTCTATCCGGCAACTCCGAAAGAGCTTGTATCTGCTTTGGACCTGATCCGGCAGCAGCAGGACATTCTCGCCAGAAACGGAGAAAATCAGCGCAAACGGATGCGCGCAAACCAAATCGAACACGAATATGGTAAAGCCGCCGCACACGTTTCCCTGCTCAAGAGCCAGCTCGCTGCGGCGCAGAAGCAGCTCACACAGCTGGAAGCAGATCTCGAAATCGCGCAGAAAGACGCCCTCGATTTGCAAGATGAAAGCACTGAGGAAGTCGAGCGCAGTCTTCAGGAGATCGAGCAAATCAACATTCAGGTTCGCGCCAACTGCGACCGGGAAAAGGCGGAGCAAGATGCAGCCTACTACGCGCAGCAATACCAGGAGTTGACCGCAGAACTGGAGGATATCCGGCACGACAAGTACGCACTCCTCAACTCTGCCGAGCTTCCCCTTCCCGGCCTCTCCGTTGAAGACAGCGAGCTGACCTACAACGGGAAGAAGTGGGACTGCATGAGCGGCGCTGATCAGCTGATTGCCGCCACGGCTGTCGTACGAGCGGTTAACCCGAAGTGCGGTTTCGTCCTGCTGGACAAGCTGGAACAGCTCGATGCAGACACTTTGCTCAACTTCGGCTCCTGGCTTGAGGAACAGGGGCTGCAAGCAATCGCAACCAGAGTAAGCACTGGACCGGAATGTTCCATCATCATTGAGGACGGCTTTGCTGCTCCGGAGCAGCCGGCATCGGCCACAACGGCTGGTTGGAAGAAAGGAGTTTTCTAATGTTTGAAATCAGCAGCGGCAAAATGCAGAAGCCGCTGAAATTGGTGATCTACGGGCCGGAAGGCATCGGAAAGAGCAGTTTCGCCGCACAAGCCCCCGGCGCTCTGTTCATCGATACAGAAGGCAGCACCGTACATATGGACGTCAGACGTCTGCCGGCGCCGCAGAGCTGGACCATGCTTTTGCAGGAAGTGGACTACGTCCGCCGAACTCCTGGCATCTGCAAAACGCTGGTCATCGATACGGTGGACTGGGCGGAGCGAATGGCGCGTGATCACGTGTGCAGCACACACAGCGTCAAAGGCCTCGAAGACTTCAGCTACGGCAAAGGCTATGTGTATCTCTATGAAGCAATCGGACAGCTGCTCAACCAGCTCACCGAAGTAATCAACTCTGGAATCAATGTGATTCTTACCGCGCACGCGAAAATGCGCAAGTTTGAACAGCCGGATGAGCTCGGCGCTTATGATCGCTGGGAAATGAAGCTCATGAAAGAAACGCCAGGCATGGTCAAAGAGTGGGCGGACATTGTTCTCTTCGCGACCTACGAGACTTACATCGTGAAAGAGCCGGGAAAAGAAAAGAGCTCCAAGGGTAAGGCCCAGGGCGGGAAGCGTGTCATGTACACAAGCCACCATCCGTGCTGGGACGCGAAAAACCGGCACGGCCTTCCGGACAAGCTTCCGCTGGATTTTGGGCAAATCGCGCAGCTTTTCATGAGCAGCACTAGCGCTACGCTCTCCCCCGCACCCGAGCCCGCGCCGGCAAGCGCCAGCGAAGAACCGAAAGCTTCACCAAATGACGAAGACGTTCCGTTCTATATCAGCGGCGAGCCCGCAGAGCCCGAATCCGGCATACCTTCGGACCTGCAGCAGCTCATGGACGCCGCCGGCGTCACGGAGCAACAGATCTCTGACGCTGTCGCAGCTCGCGGGTACTACCCAGCCGGAATGCGTATCCGCGATTATGACCCGGACTTCGTTCAGGGATGCATTATTGGCGCTTGGGACGGCGTCCTGAGCTTGATTAAAAACCAAAACTGAAAAGATTAAGGAGGATATATCATGGACAACTACAACAACGGCAATCAGGGATTTGAGCTCGACTGGGGCTCTGAAATCGAAAACGACAGCCCGGACTTCATCGTCCTGCCGGAAGGCGAGTATGACTTCACGGTAAAGAGCTTCGAGCGCGGCCGCTACAATGGCGGCGATAAAGTTGGCCCGTGCCCGAAGGCGATGCTCACGCTGAGCATCGACACACCGCAGGGCGAGGCGCTTGTCAAAAAGGACCTGTTGCTCCACTCAAAGCTCGAAGGGCTGCTGTGCGAATTCTTCACCTGCATCGGCCAGCGCAAGCACGGTCAGCGTGTGTCCATGAATTGGAACGCTGTCACCGGCGCACACGGACGCTGCAAAATTGGGCACCGCACCTATAACGGTAACCAGTACAACGAGGTCAAGAAGTTTCTCGAGCCGAAGCAGAGCACCGCTTATGCTTCTCCCTCACCCGCTTCTGCGCCTACCCCGCCGACCGGTGGCTGGCAGGGCGGGAAGTTCTAACCATGGAACTTAGACCGTATCAGCAGGCTGCGTTGACAGCCGTGCTTGATGAATGGGACAGGGGCGTCGATAAGACGCTCCTCGTTCTACCAACAGGTACCGGAAAAACAATCGTCTTTTCTGCCGTGGCCGAAGAAGCTGTAAAACGTGGCGAGCGCGTGCTGATCCTCGCTCACCGCGGCGAGCTGCTTGACCAGGCGGCAGACAAGCTCCACAAAGCGACCGGGCTGGTATCCGCGCTCGAAAAAGCGGAAAGCAGCTGCCTCGGGTCCTGGTATCGCGTGGCCGTCGGCAGCGTTCAAAGCCTGCAGAGACAATCGCGGCTTGACCGCTTCTCCCCCGACTATTTCAGCACCATCATCATCGACGAGGCACACCACTGTCTTTCTGACGGCTATCAGCGTGTTCTGTCCTACTTCAAGTCTGCGCACGTCCTCGGCGTCACGGCTACGCCGGACCGCGGCGACATGCGTAATCTGGGCCAGTACTTCGAGACGCTTGCGTATGAGTACACGCTCCCGCAAGCGATCCGCGACGGATACCTCACCCCAATCAAAGCGCTGACTGTGCCACTTCATTTGGACCTCTCCTCTGTCGGCGTTCAAAATGGTGACTTCAAGGCCGGAGACCTCGGTACGGCACTGGACCCGTATCTCGATGCGATTGCGGACGAGATGCTGAAAAACTGCGCCGACAGGAAGACCGTGGTTTTTCTGCCGCTCGTGAAAACTTCGAAAAAGTTCCGGGACATTCTCAACGCCAAAGGCTTCCGCGCTGCGGAGGTCAACGGCGAGAGCGACGACCGCGCGGAAATTCTTCAGGGGTTCGACGCTGGGCGCTACAACGTACTTTGCAACTCCATGCTTCTGACAGAAGGATGGGACTGCCCTTCGGTAGATTGCGTGATTGTGCTGCGGCCGACAAAAGTCCGAAGCCTTTACAGCCAGATGGTCGGGCGCGGCACGCGCCTTTCCCCGGGAAAAGATCACTTGCTTCTGCTCGATTTTCTGTGGCATACCGAACGCCACGAGCTCTGCCACCCTGCTGCACTTGTCGCAGAATCGCCCGATGTAGCAAAGAAAATGACTGAAAATATTGAAGAAGCCGGCGCTGCTGTTGACATCATGGAAGCGGAAGAGCAAGCGGAATCCGACGTTGTGGCACAGCGCGAGGAATCTCTCGCCAAGCAGCTTGAAGAGATGAAACGCCGGAAGCGCAAGCTCGTTGACCCACTGCAGTTTGAAATGTCGATTCAAGCGGAAGACCTGACCGGCTACGTCCCATCCTTTGGGTGGGAAATGGGTCCTGCGACAGATAAGCAGCGCTCGGCTTTAGAAAAACTCGGCATTTTCCCGGACCAGATCGACAACGCCGGCAAGGCCACCATGCTACTCGACCGACTGGATAAGCGCCGGAGTGCCGGCCTCACGACGCCAAAACAAATTCGTTTTCTCGAAGGCAGAGGCTTTCAGCACGTCGGGCAATGGCAGTTCGACGATGCCCGGCGTCTGATAGACAGAATTGCCGGCAACGGCTGGCGAATACCACATGACATTTCACCGGCAACATATGTTCCGCCGAAACAGGAGGTGTTCACGGCATGGCCGAGCGCGATCTGAATTTACTGGAATTATTGGAATACATCCCGGTCGCGGATCTCTCCTATCAGGAGTGGGTCAATGTCGGCATGGCATTGAAGCACGAAGGATATACCGCCGCGGACTGGGAAACATGGAGCCGGAACGACAGCCGCTACCATCATGGCGAGTGCTTCCGTAAATGGGACAGCTTCCAGGGCGCTTTGACGCCGGTCACCGGCGGGACCATCGTGCAGATGGCCAAAGAGCGCGGATGGCTGCCTCGCTCGATGGGCGGCGCTGACGATTTCGAGCTTGACTGGAACAGCACCATCGGCGCTCGCGAGGGCATTGTTGTGCCGGATACCGCATGGCTCGAAGGCCGCGAAGTAAAAGAACCAGACACTTGGAATCCTGTTGACCACATCATTCGATACCTGGAAACGCTTTTCGAGGCTGGCGAAAACGTCGGCTATGTCACGCAGACGTGGGAAAAAGACGGAAAATTCCTGCCGACGAAGGGCAACTACGATCGCACGGCCGGCCAGTTGATCGAGGAACTTTCAAAATGCGGCGGGGACGTCGGCGCAGTTCTCGGCGACTATAACCCCGCCGCCGGCGCCTGGATCCGCTTCAATCCGTTGGACGGCAAAGGCGTCAAAAATGAGAACGTGACCGACTTCCGGTATGCCCTCGTGGAATCCGACAGCATGGAGCTGGAAAAACAGAACGCCATCATCCGCGAGCTGGAGCTCCCTGTCGCCTGCCTGGTGTTCTCCGGCGGAAAGTCTATTCATGCAATCGTAAAGATCGAAGCGGCGACGTACGAAGAGTATCGGCGTCGCGTGGATTATCTCTATACTATCCTGAAGAAAAACGGCTTTGACTGCGACACGCAAAACAAAAACCCGTCACGTCTTAGCCGGATGCCTGGCGTCCTGCGCGGAGATCACAAGCAGTTCCTCATGGACACCAACATCGGTAAAGAGAGCTTCCAGGAGTGGCGCGATTGGATTGAAAGCATCAACGACGATCTGCCGGACCCCGACAGCCTGGCAGCCGTATGGGATGATATGCCGGAGCTGTCCCCGCCTCTGATTGACGGTATCCTCCGACAAGGCCACAAGATGCTCCTCGTCGGACCGTCGAAGGCCGGCAAGAGTATCGCGTTGATTGAACTCTGCTGCGCTATCGCCGAAGGCCGGGAATGGCTCGGCTGGAAGTGCGCCCAAGGCCGCGTGCTGTATGTCAATCTGGAGCTGGATCGAGCGAGCTGCTTGCATCGCTTCCGGGACATTTACGCCGCCCTCGGCTGGCATCCGGAGCATCTGGACAGCATCGACATTTGGAATCTCCGCGGCAAATCAATCCCTATGGACAAGCTCGCGCCGAAGCTGATCCGCCGCGCTTCAAAGAAAAACTACATTGCTATCATCATCGATCCGATCTATAAGATCATTACCGGCGACGAGAACAGCGCCGATCAGATGGCCGCATTCTGCAATCAGTTTGACCGTGTGGCCACGGAGCTGGATGCAGCAGTGATTTACTGCCATCATCACTCAAAGGGCTCACAGGGCGGAAAACGCAGTATGGACCGCGCTTCCGGCTCTGGCGTGTTCGCGCGAGACCCTGACGCTCTGATCGACATGATCGAGCTGGATCTCACGGAGGCTGTTGAGAAGCAGGAGAAAAACAAAGAGGTATGCGCCGCGCTTATAAAGCTACTGAAAAACAACGTGCAAGGCTGGCAAGAGCTTGTCAGCCAGGACGACGCGCTCAGCCGCTCCCGCATGGAGGATATCTGCAGCGCCAGGATCGCCGACAGCGGCCTTCTGGAGCGCACGATTGCCGCCGCCGAGCGGAAGGCTGCCTCGCGGTCTGCGTGGCGTCTGGAGGGCACGATGCGCGAATTTCCGTCATTCCATCCTGTCAACGTGTGGTTTGACTATCCGCGTCACCTGCCGGACGAAACCGGCATCCTGAAAGACCTGACGTCTGACGCCGGCAGCACTGCAAAGGGCTCACCGTACAAGCGGAACCTCGTCAGGAAAAAGAGCGCCGAGGAAAGAAAAGCGGAGCGATCTGGAGCTCTGGAATTCGCTTTTGGTGCCTGTAACACTGGTGCCGGCGTAACGCTCTCCGACCTGTCTGAGTACCTCGGGATCACCGAGAAAAGCGTCCGAAGCAGGGTCAAAGAGCATACTGATTTTTACATTAAAGACGGCAAAGTCTGCCGTCGGTAGGGAAGGAAAAAAACGATAAAATTTCACTTCCTTCCTTGTTTCCCTCGGAGGGAAAAAAACGATAATTTATCGATATTTTCCCTCAGGGAAAAAAGCTACTTCCCTACGGGAAGTAATACGGGAAAGTTCCCTGACGGTCACGGGGGAAAGGAAGGCGGGCGGTAAGCTCACGCCCGCCGTCCTCCCTTCCCCTGTCCGTGACTGGAGGCGGAGCGCACATGAAAGGATGAAAAAAATGATCAAATTCTTCGCACCCATGAAATTGCCGACGATCACAGCGCAGGAGCAAAAAATCGGCATTGCAAAAAATGGCAAGCCGTATAAGTACGATCCGTCGGAGCTGAAAGCGGCACGCACGCTGTTTCGCGACCATCTTGCGAAGTTCGCGCCTCAGACGCCGTTTAGTGGCCCTATAAGGCTTGAAACGATCTGGTGCTATCCGTGTACCCCCGCACATCCAAAACCGGAATGGAAAACGACCAAGCCGGATACAGACAATCTGGTGAAGATGCTCAAGGACGTCATGACGAAGCTCGGGTACTGGAACGACGACGCGCAGGTAACGCTGGAGATCATCCAGAAGATTTGGGACACGCAATCCGGCCTGTACGTGGAAGTGGAGGAACTCACGTGAACGGCCGAGCAGACTGGTTGGAAGACCTTGCGGTCCACAACGCAGCAATGCCGGATGGCCTCAGCACATCCGAGCAGCTGCTTTTCCTAAAGTTCAGGCTGCTGTATCAGACGGCGGCTACCGGAAGTATTACGCCCGAACAGGGACGGCGCGAGAAAATAGCAATCTTGGACAGATACCAGCAGGATTGCTTCAGCGAAAAATGCTGGCGTCATACGCTGAGGATGTGGAAAAACATCGAGGCTGCCGGCTGCGCGTACGCGCTTGATCGGACCATCGAAAATGCAAACAGTTTTTACGAAGCTGTCTACGAAGTAAAACCGAAGGGGGTGAACTGATTGGATTACAAGAAAGAAATCGTCAACAAGCTGCGAAGTTATGTAGCAATACAGGAAAGCCTGGTTACCTCGGCCGACGAGATTCAACGGCTTCGCATGGAAATGGGAAGCATTCGAAGTGCTTCCTCTGATGGTACGCCTGTTTCCGGCGGAACGAATAGGCGCGAGGAGCGCTTGATTAACAACATCGCGTTGCGTTCTGAGATGGAGCATTCAAGGCAAAACGCAAAAGAATGGCTTCGCATCATGGACAACGCGATGAAGCAGCTTGACCCAGAAGAATCGCGCATCTTAGACATCATGTACATTCACGCCCAGAAAAACGCCGTTATGCGTTTGATGGATGAACTGAACATCGAAAAGGCGACGGTTTATTATCGCCGAGACAAGGCACTTCGCCACTTCGCGCTTTTGTTCTACGGCGAAGATCAAAGGGTCTGAAAAGTTTGTAATTTTTTTAGACGATTTTTTCGGAGGTCTGTGGTAAAGTGATATTGCGGAATTGCGCGGGGGCAGGTTCCGCAATCATGAAATACCTCTCTTCTTTTCTCCTTTCTCCTTTGATTTTGAGCTCTCACGAAGCACCGGCCCGGTTTCGGGTTCGGTGCTTTGTGCATTCTGGTGATGTGTATGAATATGCGTTTTATGGCTTACAAGCTGCAGTCCGCGTTGAGCCAGCGGGGTGAACACTACAAAATCAATCAGCTGCAATCGTATTCCGTGCGGCACGATCGTATGGTCACGAAGTATGTGGTCGAAAAGGCCGTGCCAGGCCAACCGCGCGGTGAACGTGTGTTGGAAACTTACAGCATGGCCGAAGTCGTAAAAACGCTGGCCAAAATCTACAGCGGGTGATTCCATGAAGCTTACGCCGAAGCAGAAGGCTTTCGCGGATTACTACATCGAACTGGGCAATGCAACCGAAGCCGCACGGAGGGCTGGTTACTCGAAGAAGACGGCCGGGGCAATCGGAACAGAAAACCTAGGCAAACCAGCAATCAGGGGCTATATAGCGCAGCGCCAGGCGGAAATCGAATCCGACCGCACCGCATCCATGAAAGAAATTCTGGAGTTGCGTACAGCGATTATGCGCGGTGAAGAAAAAGACCAGTTCGGCATGGAAACCTCCATCGCTGACCGTCTACGCGCGGCGGGGGATTTGGAGAAGTCGCTGCGCATCAAGGAAGAGCAGGAAACAAAGGCAGCGGCGCGCGCATCTGCACACTACGAGCTGCCCGCGCGCGTACTAGGCCGGGCGTTTGTCGATATCAACCGGCGCATTCAGCCGAACATGACGTACGTCTTTGAAGGCGGCCGCGGCGGCCTGAAATCGTCGTATATATCCCTGAAAATCGTCGAGCTGCTGAAAAACAACCCGACGATGCACGCCTGTATCATCCGCAAGATGGGCAACACCCTGAAAGACAGCGTGTATGCCCAGATGAAATGGGCGATCAATGAATTGGGGCTTTACGACGAATTCAACTGCAAACTGTCACCGCTGGAAATCGTGCTGAAAGAAACCGGCCAGACGATCTATTTTCGCGGCTGTGACGACCCGTTGAAGCTGAAATCCATCAAGCCGCCGTTTGGGTATATCGGCATCCTGTGGAAGGAAGAAAAAGACCAGCTTTGCGGGCCGGAAGAAGAACGTTCTATTAACCAGTCTGTGCTGCGTGGCGGCGCAGATTCTTACGACTTTTCGTCCTATAACCCGCCGAAAAGTAAATCCAGCTGGGTCAACAAGGAGCGGCTTGTCCCGGATCCGGGGCGCGTTTTTCATCATTCCAGCTACACGGAAGCGCCGCCGGAATGGCTGGGCGCGAAGTTTATCGCCGACGCGGAGCATCTGAAGGAAGTTAACCCGGCGGCGTATGAACATGAATACGAAGGCGTGGCCAATGGCGACGGCGGCAGCGTCTTTGACTATCTGGAACTGCGGGAGATCACGGATGAAGAGATTTCGCATTTTGACCGCATCTTCCAGGGAGAGGACTGGGGCTGGTATCCCGATCCGTACTGCTTCATCCGCTGCTATTACGACAGCGACCGCGAGGCGGTGTATCTATTCGCGGAGCACTACGTCAACAAGGAATCGAACGAACAGACGGCGCGTTGGATCATCGAACACGGCTATGACGATTACACAATCACGGCCGATTCGGCCGAACCGAAAAGCGTCAACGATCACCGCGAAATGGGTCTGCCGGTCACCGGCGCTGTCAAAGGTCCGGGGTCAATCGAACATGGCATGAAGTGGCTGCAGCGCCGGCGCATCATCATCGACCCGGTGCGCTGCCCAAATGCGGCAAAGGAATTTTCGGAGTATGAATACGAGCGGGACCGGGACGGCAACGTCGTCACCGGATACCCGGACGTGAATAACCATAGCATCGACGCCACGCGGTACGCACTGGAACCGCTGACGATGCGCAGGGGGGCAAGTGCATGACTGTAAATATTTTGGGGACGGAATATGAAATCATTGAAGCCACGGCGGCCGAAGATGCAATGCTTGAAAAATGCGATGGTTACTGCGACAAAACGGTAAAGACCATTGTTATTTCAAAAAAGGCCAAAGACTGCGACCTGAAAGACTTTAGCGTCTATCAGAAAAAAGTTATGCGTCATGAGATCATTCATGCATTTCTGTTTGAAAGCGGGCTGCCCGAAAACTTTACGCATCCGGAATACGGCCATGACGAAACATACGTGGACTGGATTGCTTCGCAGTTTCCGAAAATGTGCGAAGTGTTCAAGGAGGTTGGCTGCCTGTGAAAATCAATATCCCGCTGGACAGCGTGAAAAAGCAGATCCGCGAAGAATTCCGCATTGCGCCGCTGGTAACGCCGGAAATGCGCGAAGCGGAAGACCTGTGGATGCAGATCTGGATGGGCACCCCGCCGTGGGCAAACGATCAGGATCGCACCATCAATTTTGCAAAGGCAGTGACCGGCGAAGCTGCGCGTCTTGCGACGATGGGCGTCGGCGTCGAACTGTCAGGCTCTGCTCGCGCGGACTGGCTGCAGGAGCGGCTGAACGAAGAACTGATTCCGTTCCTGCGTGACATGGTGGACGTGGGCTGCGCTGCCGGCATGTTCTTGCTGAAACCGACGCCGGACAGCATCGGTCTGTACACGCCGCCGGAATTTACGATCACGGCTGTGGATAACCGCAAGCGTGTGACCGGCGTGGTGCTGTACGACACGAAGGCAACGCCGGATTATTACTATGTCAAGGCCGAATATCACCGCTACGACGGGATGCATTATGTGGTTTCCAACCGCGCGTTCCGGCTGGCGAAGGGCAAAGCATCGGCATCCCGTGTGAATCTGGATGAAGTTCCGGATTGGGTGGGCATCCTGCCGGACGCCGTGCTGGATGATACCGCGCCGCTGTTTGCCGTGTGCACCATGCCGGACGCGAACAACATTGACGGCAGCGCTTGCGGTATGTCGATCTATGCCAACGCATTGCCGGAGCTGCATGGGCTGGACGTTGCATGGTCTGCCATGGTGGACGAAATTCAGGATTCCCGGTCGATCGCCCTTGTGGATGACCGCCTGCTGCGTGAGCCAGGCCGGAAGAATGTTTCCGTGCGGCTGCCGCGCTATGTGCAAAACGTTGCCGGTTCAGCGGCGGAAAGCTTCTATCAGGAAATCGACCGCAAGCTAAAAACCGGAGAACGACAGACCGGCATCAATATGCTGCTGCAAAGCCTGTCGACCAAATGCGGCTTTTCGGAAGGCTATTTTAGCTATAACGAAAAGCAGGGCCTTGCCACCGCAACGCAGGTGGAAGCTGATGACCGCCGCACCATCCAGCGCATCAAGGACATCCGCGACCGCATTCAGGCAGCTGTGGATGACCTGATTCAGGCGTTGAACGACTATGCTGATATCTACGATCTGGCGCCCTATGGCACTTATACCGTGGCGTACAATTTCGGCGACATAACGTATAGCTACGAAGAGGACCGGCAGAACACAAAAAGCCTGTGCCAGCTCGGCGTTTTGCCGTGGTGGATGTATCTGGTGCGCTTTGAAGGGTTCAGCGAAGACGACGCAAAAGCGGCCTACGCCGAAGCCAACACAGCGAAACCGGGGCTGTTCCCTGATACCGAATGATCACCCCAGAACAGTTTCAGGAAATCGGTGAAACTCTGCTGCCGCTGCTGGACGACCTGACGGAATGGATCGCGCGCGACATGATCGAACGCTTCATGATCCGCTTCGGCCGCGGCGAAGAAAAGCTGCTGACCGGCACGGATGAATGGCAGGCGTGGGTGCTGAAACAGGCCGGCGGGAATCTGGACGAAATCCAGAAGGCGTTGGCCAAAAGCACCGGCAAATCGCAGCAGGAAATCGCGAAGATCTTCAAGGACAGCGGCATTCAGGCAGCAAAGGCGGATGCAGAAGCCGCCGCCGTGACGTTTTCCGGCCTCTCGTCCGGCATGATGGCGATCATTACGGATGCTTATGAACGCACTGTCGGCGAAATTTCCAACATCACGCGCACGACGGCCGGCGCGACCAATCAGGCGTTCATCGATATCTGCGATGCAGCGTATTGGAAGGTGCGCACCGGCGCGCAGTCCTATACCGCCGCCATGCTGGAAGGCGTGAATGCGCTTGGGCAGCTGCGGCCGACCGTTCGGTACCCGTCCGGCCACAAGGACACGCTGGAAGTGGCGGTGCTGCGCTGCATCCGCACCGGCGTTGCGCAGTCGTCTGGGAACATGACGATCCAGCAGTGCAAAGACATGGGCTGGAATCATGTGCTGGTGTCGCAGCATCTGGGCGCGCGTGTGTCCGATACCGATCCAATCGCCGATCATGCCGGCTGGCAGGGCAAGGTGTACTGCATCGTTGGCAAGGACGCGCAGTTCGATAACCTGCTGGACGCGACCGGCTACCCAGAAAATCCGCTGGGCCTGTGCGGCTATAACTGCCGCCATTCCTTCACGCCGTTCCTGCCTGGCGTCAGCCAGAATCACAACAAACCGATCGATACCGAAGCCAACCGGCGCGCCTATGAACTGTCGCAGACGCAGCGCGCGATGGAACGCCGCATCCGGGCGCAGAAGCGCAAGTGTACGGCGCTGCATACAGCCGTGAAAAACTGTGAGGATCCGGCAGGCAAGGCAAAATTGCAGGAGAAATATGCGCAGTCCGCCAAGCGCCTGCAGGATCAGAACGCGGCCTACACGAAGTTCTGCGCCGATAACGATCTGAAACCATACCACGAGCGGCTCGCAGTTGCTGGTTGACTTCATTAATCGAATCAGGATGCGCAGGGGCGGACGGAAAACCGGCTGCCCCTTTGCTATATCACGACCCCGCCGGTGGTTCATCCGGCTCAATCCACACAGCCGACGGGCTGTTAAAAATCACGTTCAGGAGGATTATGCATGAAGAACATCGAGACCATTCTTTCCGACTTCGGTATTACGATTCCGGAAGGAAAAGCGGCGGATCTGCGCAAGGCCGTCGCCGAGAACTACAAGACCGTGGCGGAATTCACCAAATTGCAGGAACGCCACGACGCGCTGGACACATCGCTGAAAGACGTGCAGGGCAAGCTTGCCGCCTTTGACGGCGTGGATGTCGCAGCGCTGAAAGGTCAGATCACGACCCTGACCAATGACCTGCAGACCGAGCGGGACAACCGCAAGAAGGACGCCGCCGCCGTGAAGCTGCGCAGTACGGTGGACACGTTTCTGTCTGGCAAGCATTTCGTCAACGACATCACGCGCGAAAGCATCACGGACAAGCTGGTGACAGCACTGGGGTCTGACGATGCGCGCGGCAAGTCGATCGATGACCTGTTTACCGGCCTTGTCACCGATCAGAACGGCAAGGAGATCCCCGGCATCCTTGTGGCCGATCCCGCCAGCAAGGCGCGCTTTTCGTCCGATCACAGCGGCATGGTGCCGCCGGCGGGGGGCGCAAAAGAATACGTAGCCCAGAAATACAAAAACAACCCGTTTTTCAGGGGCTAAGACTACGAAAGGAAATGATGATCTATGTCTATCCAGTATGGATCCATGTATGTCGATGAACAGTACAAGGCAACTGTTCTTCCCAACCTGTTTTATAAGACCTGGCTTGTGCCTGGCGTGACCTATCAGGACGTGATGGTCGACGGCGCCGGCGGCTGCTACTGGCACAAGCTGACCTCCACCGCCGCGTCTGTCGGCACGCCCGGCCGTGACTTCAAGGACACCGCTGCCGCTGACACGCTGGTTCAGGCTGTTTTCAATAACAACCTGCAGGCATCTAAGAAGATCTACGGCGTGCAGGCCGCTGCTGTGGCGTTCCCGATTGCCGAGGAGCATCTGGCCCTTGCCACCCGCGAAGTCGCGGAGGCAAAGAATCAGTGCGCGCTGGCCTGCCTGATCTCCGAGGGCACGGCATCCACCAACACCACGAAGACCACTGCGGCCAACTTCAAGGCGCAGGTGCTGGCCGAACGCAAAGCCATGGTCAAGGCGAAAGCCAACCCCACCATCGTGCTTTGCAGCCCGGACTTCTTCGCGACGATGCTGGAGTTTGCCGGTGAGAAGTATATCCCGACGTCCAACGAAATGCTGCTCGCCGCCGCTGCCGGCGGCCAGGTAGGCAGCTTCATGGGCTTTACCTGGATCGAAGTCAACGGCTTCGCGTCGTCTGCTGATCTTGCCTACTATCCGCACGGCGGTACGAAGGCCAGCGTCACGGCGGCGAACCTCGCGAAGGTTGAATTCATCATGTACGATCCGAACGCCTTCGGTGTCGGCGATAACTTCAGCATCGTCCGCATGGTCGACTCCGAGCTTTTCGCCGGGAGCAAGGCGCAGGTCGAGGAAAACGCCGCCCTGCGTGTGCTGGACGCTGCGCAGGTGCACGTGAAGTCCTACGCAAGCGCGTGATCGGCAGGTGAATCACGGTGTACGCGGATTTTGACACATACGTAAAACGGTACGGGGACGATCTGTCCCCTTTCCGCGACGAAGTGACTGCTGCCCGCTACCTGCGTGCGGCGTCGCGGGAGATCGACCGCTTTACGTTTGACCGCTTCGGCGGCACGCTGCCGGAATCCACGACCGCCGCCGAAAAGCTGCAGGACTGCGCGTGCGAACTGGCCGAATGCCTTTACCGCATCGACCAGGCGCGTGACAGCGCAGCGGAAACCGCAGACGCCGGCGGCGTAAAAACCGCCGGCCCTGTAGCGTCGGTGTCGTCCGGCAGCGAATCGATCACATATAAAGCGACCGACAACTGCTATACGACCGCTGCGAAGACTACAGCAGCGCGGGACGCGCTGGTGTTTGACTTGCTTCGGCGCTGGCTTTCCGGTGTGGCTGTGGATGGCGTCCTTGTGCTGTACGCGGGGGTGACGTGCTGATGCTGCTGCATAGCGATACGATCACACTTTTTTCGCGCGTGCGCGGCGCGCGCGGTCATGCAGATACGTGGGTGCGGCATGTGCTGGCCGGCGTCAAAGTAGAAGCAAAAACGGCCATGACGCCAGGTACGACCGGCGACGTGCCTGGGCACTATGTGCTGCTGCTTGTACCGAAAGCGTCCATTGGCGCGCTGACCTATGCGACGCCGGAAGTGTACCAGGCGGAGGATGACCGCAGCGGCATGATTGCGTTTCAGCCAGGCGATTATTTCTGCCGCGGCGAGCACGACTGGGCGGAATACGATGCGCTGTGCAAAGTCACGGAGTGCCACCGCATCACATCCTGCGCGTGGTTTCCGCTGATTGCGCACTTTGAGGTAACTGCGTCATGAGCGGCATCAAGCACTATAAGGACGTCAGCTATGTCAAAGGGCACGTCCGGATAAATCTCCGGTTCGCCAAATACGGTCCGCGATTCGCCAAGGCGCAGGAATGGCTGGGGCAGCAGGTGCTTGCGGACAGCAAGCTGTATATGCCGCTGAAAACCGGCAGCCTGCAGCAGCGTTCATACGTCGCAGAAGGTGGCCGGCAAGTTGTGTTCCCTGGCCCATATGCACGGTATCTGTATATGGGTAAGGTCATGGTCGACCCAGAAACCGGTTCGCCGTGGGCGCGCAAGGGCGCCGTGAAAGTTGTGACCGACCGCGATCTGCGGTTTTCGACCGGCGTGCCGCACTGGGCGGAAGTGGCCCAAAACGAACACGGAAAAGAATGGGCGGATGGCTGCAAACAGATCATCCTGGGGGAATCAAATGGTTGACACAAAAGATTTTTCAACGATTCTGAGCGGCTTGCTGAATGGCTTCCCGGCTATCGGAGCGCGGGAAATCCGGTTCGGCGAGCTGGGCGACAAGTCCGGCGCCGGGATCTATCCGTCCGCTGCGGCGACGGTGATCAGCGAAACGACCGACATCATGGGCGGTGTGTACCAGAAATGCAACTATGCGTTTCAGGTGGTATATCGCGCCGTGCCGCAGTCGGAAACTGACCGCATCCACATCAAGGGCTGGCTGGACAAACTGGCGCGTTGGCTGGAAAAACAGCCGATCACGGCGGACGGCCAGCAGCACACGCTTGCCGCGTGGCCAGACCTCGGCGATGGCCGGACGATCACTGCATTTGTACAGGTGTCGGCGGCCTATTTGACCGGGCGCTATGCCGACGGTGTGGAAGACTGGGCCGTGTCCCTGTCGATGCGGTACGACAACAATTTTGAAAGGTGATGCATTATGCCTGAAAGTACGACTTTTAACACAACCGCGGGCCAGACGATTGCCCGCAAACTGCTGATGGCCTTCCTGAATACCGGAACGTCTTCCGCGCCGGTTTGGTCGATCGTCGGCAAGCGCGTGGAAGACAGCAGCCAGGAATATGACTGGAACAAGGAGACCACGCAGGACATCCTGGGCAACACGTTTACCACCATGTCCGCGCCGACCATCACGCAGACCTTTGACCCGTGCAATCTGGACGCCGGCGAGACCGCGCTGACGAAGCTGTGGCAGCTGGCGATTAAGGATCAGGACGTTGCGGCGCTGGCCGAACAGGATATGATGATCGTGCACTGCTATGCCGGCACGAAGGACACGGCGATGTTCGCCGAACGCTATAGCGGCTGCGCGATTGAAGTGAAGTCGCTGGGCGGCGACAAGACGGTGAACATGCCGTTTGACGTGACCTACGGCGGCACGCGCACGGTCGGCACGGCGGCCATTGCCGACGGCGTGGCCACGTTCACGAAGGCGACGGCATAAGGGGGTGACGGCGTGAGCAATAACATTTCATTTGAAACCGGCCTGAAAGCGTTCACCATTAACGGCGACGCAAACCGGAAGATCTATTTTGACCCGAACGACATCGGTATCATCGACCGGCTGGAAGCGGCAGCGATGGCGATCAAGGCCAAAGCCGACGAAATGGGCACACAGGAAAGCGATACGGACGCCCGCACGACGATCCGCGAACTGGACGCATACGCACGCGAGCAGGTGGACGCGGCGTTCCCTTCGCCCGTCTGCGATACAGTGTTCGGCAAAGCCTACTGCGTTTCGCTCACGCCGTCCGGTTCCCTGCAAATCATTTCGTTCCTGGAAGCGGTTTCGCGCCAGATCCGGCGCGAGATGGACGTTGCGACCGCTGCCGCGCAGAAGCGTCAGGCGAAATACCTGGATAAATACAACGGCGGCGGTCAGCGAAGGAAGAAGCGCAGATCATGAATACCGGCCTGCCGAAGGCAGCATGTATCGGCGGCCGGTGTTTTCGTATACGAAGCGACTTTCGCGAAATTCTGGACATCTGCGCCGCGTTGAATGACCCAGAGCTGACAGATCAGGATCGCGCCGAAGTGGCGATAAAGATCTTTTACCCAGACTGGGATCAGATCACGGACATGGCCGCCGCGGTGAAATTCATGCTGTGGTTTTTGGATGGTGGTGTGGATCGCGGCGACCAGCGGCAGCAGCCGAAGCAGATGGACTGGGAGCAGGATTTCCCGATGATCATTGCACCGATCAACCGCGTAGCCGGGCAGGACGTGCGCGCACTGCCGTATATGCACTGGTGGACGTTCATCGGATATTATATGGAGATCGGTGACTGCACGTTTTCCACGATCCTGGACATCCGGCGGAAGCTGCGCAAGCACAAGAAGCTGGAAAAGTGGGAGCGAGAATACTACGACGAAAACCGGGAATTGATCGATTTCAAGTCGGCGCATCTGACCGACGACGAAGATGAATTCATCCGGCAGCTGATGACAGGGGGTGTGCGCGATGGCTGATGTTGTCGGCGATCTGGTATTTGATACAACGATAAACAGTGGCCAGTTTGACGCTGGCCTTGCGAAGCTGGAAAACAACGCGAAAAAGGCCGCGAACAATGTGGACAAGGCTGCACAGAAGGTAGCCACGCTGCGGCAGCAGCTCGCGGAGCTGCGGGCCGTCGAAGAAAGCGAAAAGAAAACCAGAAGCACCGGGACGGTATCGCAGGAAACCGGTGAAGCAATCCAGAAAACGACACAGCAGCTGAAAATGGCGCAGCTTAATCTGGAAAGCAGCCAGATCGCGCAGGAAAAAGCCAGCGCTGCCGTAAGCGAATATGTGGGAAAGCAGCGTCTTGCAGCTTTGACGACGCAGAATGTGTCAGAACAATTTAAGAAATTCACCAAACGAATTGCTGGCTTAGCAAAGCGCGTCTTCATTTTCACCATGATTACCAAAGCGCTGCGTACGATGCGCAAAATGCTGCTTAGCACAATCGGCGCTGACAAACAAATGTCAACATCTTTGGCACAGATCAGGGGTAATCTGATTTCCGCTTTTGCACCAATCTACAACTATATTTTGCCGGCAATTCGAACGCTTTTGGCGTGGCTTGCCAAATTGACTGCCGTTGTGTCCGTGTTTATCAACTCGTTGTTTGGCAAAACGGCTTCACAAGCGGATGCATCTGCAAAGGCACTGTATAATCAGGCTTCCGCAACCGAGGCCGCAGGGGACGCGGCCGAGAAGGCAAAAAAACAGCTTTCCGGGCTAGATGAAATGAACCGCTGGGAATCGAACGATAGTTCCGGCGGCGGTGGAGGCGGTTCGTCTGGCATAGCACCGAAATTTGATTTGTCCGATCAGGTCGACACCGGAAAAATTGGCAAGATCGCAGCCGTTGTCCGCGAGATATCGCCGTATGTGGCGGCGGTGGCGGCTGGATTCGCTGCGTGGAAAATCGGAAAGAAGTTCCTGGGGAATTTGTCGAAGGCAAAGCAGCTGGCGCTTGCTGTCGCGGGGGCTGTCCTGATGGCCATCAACGTTGTCGATATGCTTAAAAACGGCATAAATTTCGACAATCTGACAGGGTACATCATCGGCGCTGCTGCGGCTGTAACTGGGCTGGGGCTGGCATTTGGTGTGCTTGGCGGAGCAATCACGGCAATCGTCGCGGGGCTTGTCCTTCTTGGCGTGGCAATTCGTGATGTGATTAAAAACGGCTTCAACAGCAAGAACCTTACGGCTATTACCGTGGCGTTGCTAACTATTGGCGGTGCTATTGCTATCATCACGGGGGCGTGGATACCTCTGCTGATTGCCGCTATAGCTGCAGTGGTCGTGTGGATCGTCGCAAAATGGACGGCCATAAAGGACTGGATCAGTAAAACGATCAGCAGTATCGATGCGGCTTTCGAGCAACATCTCGCCAATGTGGAAGCAGGTGTCGCGGCGGCAGTGGATTGGGTCATCGAAAAATGGACGGCCGTAAAGGAATGGTTCAGCGGCCTATGGGAAAAGGTCTCATCCGGCGCTGTGGCTGCGTGGGATGGAATCAAAAGCGCCTTCAAGTCTGTGCCGGAGTGGTTTCAGAGCAAATTCCGCGATGCATGGCAGAAGGTCAAGGACGTGTTTTCGACAGGCGGCCGTATCTGGTCAGGCATTAAGGAGGGCATCGAAAGCACCTTCCGCACGGTCGTCAATGCAATTATCCGCGGCATGAACACGATCATCGCCGTGCCGTTCAACAGGATCAATTCCATGCTGAATATGATCCGAAACGCCAGTTTCCTTGGCATTTCTCCGTTCCAGAATTTGTGGGGCGTGAATCCACTGCCAGTGCCGCAGATCCCGATGCTGGCGCGCGGTGCGGTCATCCCGGCAAACCGGCAGTTCTTGGCCGTGTTGGGCGACCAGCGCAACGGCAACAACCTGGAAGCGCCGGAATCCCTGCTGCGCCAGATCGTGCGCGAAGAAGCCGGCGGCGCTGGCAGCCGATACGAGTTTATCGCCCGGTTGGATCGCCGCACACTGTTTGATGAAGTAATCACCGAAGCAAAATTGCGGAAAGGGCAAACGGGCAAAAACCCGCTTGTAGCGGTGTAACACATGGCACAGGAATACATTAAAATTCGAAAAAGTCCGTCGGATGAATGGCTGGTACTTCCGCAGCCGGATTCCGGTGCGCTGACGTACGACTTTGAAACAACTTACACGGAGGACAGCGGCCGCACCCAGACCGGCGCGGCCGTCGTCAGTCCCATGTTCACGGTCGAAGCGCTTGGGTATAGCCGTGCGTCGATCAGCAAAACTATGCTGTCGCAGATCCTGAAGATCATTGCAAAAGGCCAGCAATTCCAGCTGCACTACTTTTCCGCCTACTATGGCGCGTGGTGTACGTCGTGGTTTTACGTCGGCAAGGGGCAGCTTGACATTGGCCGGCTGAACGAAAACAAGGAACTGTTTACGTCCGTGGAATTTAACATGGTCAGCGTCAATCCGCTGACGTGATTTGGGGTGACATGATATGCGAACAGTCGAAAGTCAAATCACAAGCGTCTACCCATCGCAGACGAACTTTGTGGTCGAAGCGACTTTTACGTGGGATCACGATGTGACATTGGTGTATTATGGCAATACAACTGTGACGATCAAGGCGGGGGAACACCTACAAGTAGACGGGGCGTGTTTTCGTCCTGGTGGAACGAAAATCACAGCGCAGATATCATCAGGCAGTTACCCGGTCGGGCTTTCCGCGTGCAAATGCGCGACAATTGAAATGTACGATGGTGGGTGGCAAAACGTCGATAACCGGAATCTATACGAAGGAGCGACCGTGCACCTAAAGGCAGATATCAAAATCGACGGCAATGGATACTTGGTTCCAATGGGCAGCTTTAAGGTTTATGAAGTGGAAACCGTGCACGAAGTTACCACGCTTACTTGCTACGATGCCATGAGGGAAGCGGACGTGCTGTGCCCGACGGAGATGCAGGGAGAGCACAATTACATAGAGCTATGGAGGCTGGCAGCGACTCGTCTCGGCCTGACGCCCAGCGCGATTGATAGCGACTTGGGATATAACGCACTGGCGACTGTGGACACACAGCACACCATCCGGCAGGTGATCGAAGCTATCGCGCTGGCCTGCGGTGGCAATGCCGTGGTGTCTGGGAATGCACTGTATGTGCGACCAATTACATCTACAACAGATGTGACGTTAACACAGTGGATTAACCAACTGGAAGTGGCAAGTACGCCGGTTGAAGTCACTGGAGTGCGCGTGAAAAAGACGTTCGCCAGTGACGGGCAAGAGCACACGTATTTCTTCGGCGCCGGAGGCTACGTCATCGAACTGAATGACGATAATTTGTGGATGGGCATTGAAGGGCCGTCCGGGTCGATCACCGTCGCGGCTGAAGCAGTCGCAAAGACGGTGTACGAACAGCTGAAAAACAAGCCGATCTATAAGTTTTCTGGTGATCTTCCAGCTGACCCGCGGCTTGACATTTTCGACAAGGTTATCGTCAAGGACATCAACGGCCGGGAATACCCGTCGATCATCATGAACTACACGTTCGTGTTTTCCGGGAAAACGTCGATTGGCAACAGCGTGGAGTCCAGCAGCAGCTACAACACATCCGATAGCGGTCCTTCCGGATCGTCGCCTTCCGGTGGTGGCGGTGGGGGCGCGATCGACGTGGACAGCGCACTATCAACGACCAGTACAAATCCCGTCCAAAACAAAGTTATCACTGCCGCGCTGGCCGGTAAGGCCGGCACAGCAGCGGCCACGCAGTCAGCGGCTGGCCTGATGTCTGCTGCGGACAAGACCAAGCTGGACGGCCTGACTGCCATGACGGCCGACGAGATGCAGACTATCTGGAGCGAAAATTGAAAGGGATGATACCATGAACGACCAATCCACATACACGGGTCCGACCGCGGCCGCGAAACTTGTTGCGCTGGTAAAGGCGGCGCTGAGTGGGAAGCTGGACAAGTCCGGCGGAACGATCACCGGAAACCTGAAAGTGAACGGGGACTTTGAACCTGTCAAGGGGCTTACGACGAGCGGCGGGATTAACGCCCAGTCCGTGAGCACGCCGGTTCTTGCCTTGCACGACAACGGGGGCGCAGGAGCAAACGCTAGCATCAACGTATCTGGTGCGGGCGCCGTGGAGGCGACTGTGCCGGACGGCGATAAGCGGGCTAAGGCGCGCGTGAAGGTGGGCACGCCGACCGAGGACGACGACGCGACTACAAAGGCGTATGTAGATGATCTCGCCGCGGAGCATGAGGCCATTACCGTAACATCGACCAAAGTGTCCGATTTGGGCTATGACGCATCGACTGGCGCAAGTAGGTACTCAGTGACTTTTGACGCAAGTTTTGATTCCATTCTTGCGAGTCTTGCGGCGAACAAGCCGATGAAATTCAATATTACGTTGCCTGACAGCACTACCGGTTTGCCTGTGTCGTTCAGCACTGGCTATGTGTCTGCGCTTAATAGTAGCGACCATCTTTTTACAGGTACAATCCTTAACTACCCTGTCGTGCTAAGTATTGGCGCTCTTGGCTCTGCGACCGTGGAGCTGTTTGGGGCTTATCTGCCTGATCCGAATCCTGATGATTCCGATGACGGTAAGGTGCTTGCGGTAAATAAGCACAAGTGGGAAATTAAAACGATTCCTGCCGGTGGTGGCGTGATAGTGGACACGGCGATGTCGAGCACATCGACGAATCCCGTGCAGAATAAGGTAATCAAGCAGTACGTTGACAGCGCGATCGCCGTTGCGATCAACAGTGCGTATTAAGGGGGGCATGCCATGGCTACCACTGTATCTATGACTAATATCGTGGCAAATAGCGGCAAGGGGTGGTTTCCGGCCACGCGTGGCAACTGCGCGTGGCAGCTGTCGAGCATTACGCCGGGCGACGGGGCCGCGTCCAGCCTAAAAATCATCCCATCCGGCGCGGGTGAGGTAACACTGACGTCGGCGCCGCACGCCCTGGTCGCGTCGCACAAATACTATGTTACATTTAAGATCCGATTTGAGACTACGGTCACGGGAACCTGCGACTGGTACTGGCCGGTTGCCGAGCCTGCGGCGGCCGCGGGCATGGCCGTCAACGCTGCTGCTGGTGCGTGGACGCGCTTGTCGGCGGTGTTTGATCGCACCAGCTTTGCGGACGGGTCATATCCGTGCCGCTTTGACTATAACAACAACGACGGCGGTAACAAGACGTTTTGGTTTACGTCATGCATGCTGCTCGATCTGACTGCGGCGTTTGGCGCAGGCAAGGAGCCGAGCAAGGAGTGGCTGGACAAGCACATAACTGCATTTTCGGACGCACCGTCGGTGCAGTACGTTGACAACCTCGGCGAGCTTTTTAAGGGCATCGCCGATGCAATCCGCGCAAAAAGCGGTCAGGCAGGTGAAATATTCGCTTGTGACTTTGCAGACCGCATCCGCGCGCTGTGACGGGGGGGGACATCATATGACTATTACAATCGCAGACGGCCGCGGCGCACTGTGGCAGTGGGACACCGGGCGGCGGGTCAAGATCACCGACGACGGCGTCAAACAGGTCCACTATCAAAATAAGTGCTTTGGCCGCAGCGTGGACGTTGATGTTGGGGACGACGGCACGGCCATCATCCCGGATGAGCTGCTGCAGGACTGGCACCCGCTGACGGCCTACGCTTACGCAACCGACGACGCGGGCGGATATACCAAGGTGCAGGTGGACTTTGCGGTCCATAGACGCGCCAGACCTGCAGACTACGTCTACACGCCGACGGAGCACGCTGGCTTCGACCGTCTGCGCGCCGAAATCGGCGACCTTGGCGGCCTGACGACAGAAGCAAAGGAAAATCTTGTCGCGGCAATCAACGAAGCTGCGCGGACGGGGCGGCGGTGGCGGCATTTTTGAAATCAATGCAGAAAGCGGCAGCCAGATCAATGACTATGAGTATCAAGTGACACTGGATAAGACATACGATGAGATAGATGCCGCTTTTAAGGGTGGAAGAACGCCAATTGTGATTTTAGACAACCGTTATAGGCTCCCAGTAATTTCTATATCAACCGGTTATCGTTTTGGGGCTTTTTCACAACTGGGTCCGGGTATGTATGGCGTTTTCGATGTATACGTTTCGAACAGAGAAGAGTGGCTTTTAGAACTTCCAATGGTGGACTATGCAAATTTGGCACCGTTTGTAGAAAGTGTTGAAGCCGCAATCGGCGACCTGTCCACCTTGCAAACCACCACGAAAGATAACCTTGTGGCGGCGATTAATGAAGTGGCATTGGCTGTCGCTGCTGGCAGCATGGACTTGCGCGTGTCGGACGGCTACATCCAGTACAGCACAGACAGCGGCAGCACGTGGCAAAATTTGATCGCCGTGGCAGACCTCAAGGGTGCGGACGGTTCACAAGGCTCAAAAGGCGATCCGGGCGAAAAAGGCGATCCCGGTGCAACAGGTCCGGCTGGCCCTGCTGGTGCTCCGGGTAAGGACGGCACAAACGGTATAACGCCGAGCATTGGTACTAATGGCAATTGGTACATCGGCACGACCGATACCGGCAAGCCGTCGCGCGGAGCAACCGGAGCACCCGGCAAGGACGGTGCAAAGGGTGACCCTGGTGCAAAGGGTGACCCCGGCGCGCCGGGCAAGGATGGCAGTGACGCGACCGTGACTGCGGCAAGCATCACAGACGCGCTGGGGTACAAGCCCGCCGCGCCGAGCGATATCCCGGTAGTCCCGACTGAGGAGATCTCCGCCAACACCGCCGCGCGGCACACGCACACGAACAAGGGCGTGCTCGATGACATTACCGGGCTGGTGACAGCAGAAAATCTCGATCACCCAGGCCACACCACGGACTTGGTGCAGTACGGCGCATTCCAAGTTGCGGCACAGAGAATCCTTGTACAAATCCCAACCGTGCTGCCGAGCCCGAACGCGCTGACAATCCAAATCGGCGGCACGAGCATTACGTATGACGGCAGCACGGCGCAGACCGTGACGATCGCCGACGGCACGGAGGTGAGCTACTGATGAAAAAGCTCTACGAAGAAGCCGCCGTGCAGGACATCGCCGACGCCATCCGCGAGAAAACAGGCGGTGCAGAAACGTACAGGATCGCGCAGATGGGCGCGGCGGTGCGCAGCATCCCGGACGGCGATCAGATCGCCCACGCTGACATCCCGGACTACGTCAAGGACGGCGTGCTCACGCTGGCGCAGAAGGTGCAGGCCGTGAAGACTGCGTCGAGCATCGTCTTTGTGACGGTCGCTGATGCACACCACGCAACTGACGAATCCACGGGCTGGAAGGCAAACATCGAGGCCGGAAACATGGACGCCTGCCGTGCGATCAAGGCGCTGTCGCACGTGATCCCGCTGGATTTCGCGGCGTTTTTGGGCGATCTCACCTTCGGGTACAAGACGACCACAAAAGCGCAGTTCGAGGCGCAGTGCAGGGAATTTCACCGCTGGATCGAGGAGGGCTTGCGCGGCATCCCGCAGCTCTGGACGCCCGGAAACCACGACACGGGCGAATACTTCGCAGCCGAGACCGGAAGCCTCACGAATCTGTACGGCGCGGCGCTGATCCGGAAGTATTTTTCCGACTACAACGCGGGCGCGGTCTACGGCAGCGCACAAGCCGGATACTGCTACCGGGACATCCCCGGAAAGAAGCTGCGCATCATCAATCTCAACACCGTCGAGGGCGAGATCACCGGCGGAGAAAATGCGGCCAACGCGCTCTCGGAGGCGCAGCTGCTGTGGTTCGCGCAGACACTTGCCGACCTCGGCAGCAAAGCAGACAGCGCGGCGTGGGGCTTTGTGATCCTCGGGCACTACCCGCTGGACTGGGGCAGCGCGCGGGCGGGCGGCAAGGTGCTCAAGGCGTATCTGGACGGCGGCAGCGTCACGATCGGCGGCAAGACGGTCTCCTTCGCGGGGAAAAACGGTGCTGTCTGCTACGGGAATTTCCATGGGCATCTGCACAACTTCAAGACATCCAGGATCTACGTTGTGCCGGACAACGTCTCCCAGTATAACCCGCCGACGCAGCAGATGGCAGCGCTGCGCATCTGCTGCCCGTCCGCCAACTACTACCGGACGAACGAGGTGGGCGATAACAACCGGCTGGACAGCAACCAGATCGAATTCGGCGAGGAGACGACCCACAGCAAAGCACCGGGCGTGACCGGCACGGCCTTCACCGTCAACGTCATCAATCCGGCAGACAAAAAAATCTATTCATTCTGCTACGGCGCGGGCTATGACCGCACGCTGTCGTTTGATTTCACAGTGGTCATGCGCACCGTCAAGACGACGCTCACCGGCTGCACCGGCAGCAACGCCGCGGCCGCCGTCGAAGACGGCGCAGCATATACGACCACGCTGACGCCGAAAAACGGGTACAGCTTCGACACCGTCAGGGTCAGCATGGGCGGTACGGACATCACGGCGACAGCGTACAATGCCGCGACCGGCGTGGTGTCCATCGCGCGCGTGACTGGGGACATCACCATCACGGCGAGCGCGTCAAAGCCTGTGACGTACACAAACCTTGTACCCACGGCTGTTGACAGCAGCGGCGCGTCCATGCCGTATCAGAATGGATACAACCTATCATCGTCCGGAAACGCGCAGAGTGGCAGCGGATTTGTGACAAGCGGATTCATTCCGCTGCCCGGCAATGTGACGAAGCACGTTTACCGCATCGCCGGTGAGGGGATCACGTTCTCGAAGGCGGAACCGTATTCCCGCGTCGGATGGTATGACAGTGCATTTCAACTGCTTAAAGCCGTTATGCCCGCAAACAAGATCGACGTCAGCGTGTATTTCCCGAGCAGTATCCCGGAGAGCACCACGGCCATGACGTTTCAGGTGACGGAAGCAGCGAGCAATGTGCCCGCCTCTGCGGCGTATTTTCGTGTGAGCGCAATGGGCAAGGGCGAGAACCTGATCATCACGCTCGACGAACCGATCGAATAAGGAGGAGATGGAATGCAGATCATTCCGGCGTTTGTGACGCAAAACAAGTGCTATCAGGCGGGCGCGCCGCTGACGCCGCGCGGCATCATGCTGCACAGCGTCGGCACGCCGCAGCCATCGGCGGCGGTGTTTGCGCGCAGCTTTAACCAGTATCAGCCGGGCGGCGTGTCTGTCTGCGTGCACGCGTTCGCGCAGGCGGACGGCACGGTATATCAGACGCTGCCGTGGGAGATGCGCGGCTGGCACTGCGGCGGGAGCGCCAATTCTACGCACATCGGGGTAGAAATGACCGAGCCGAGCGCGGGCATGACACGCAGCGAGGCAGCGGAGCAGATTGCGGGCACGTACCGCACGGCGGTGGAGCTGTTTGCTGAGCTGTGCAAGCAGTACGAACTTGACCCGGCGCAGGACGGCGTCATCATCGGTCACGCCGAGGGACACCGGCGCGGCGTGGCAAGCAATCACGCAGACCCGGACTACCTGTGGGGCGCATATAGTATGGGCTACACGATGGACGGCTTTCGGCGCGATGTCGCGGAGGCGATGGCGGCAAAAAATACAGACACAGACGAGGAGGACAACATGGTAAGATACGACAGCATTGATGGCGTGCCTGGCTGGGCACGCGGCACGATCAAAGAGATGATCGACGCAGGTCTGATCGCCGGTACGGGCGGCGGCAGGCTCGGCCTGAGCGATGATATGCTGCGGATGCTGTACATCATGTGGCATATGCGCGATACGCGCTATGGCCGCATCGTGGACGGCAAGGTGATGGACGTGCCTGCATGGGCGCAGGACGCGGTGCAAAAGCTTGTCGATGACGGTGTGCTTGCAGGCGTAGGCGGTGGCAAGCTGGACTTGTCCATGGATATGCTGCGCACAATGATCGTGTGCCAGCGGATGGTCGATGAAAAGTAAAGGAGAAATACATATGAATGCACCTAGTAAAGCAATGGAGCTGAAGGCAGCCATCTCGGCCGTGCTGGCCGGCATGACGGCTTTCTGGGGATGGACAGGCTGGCTCGTGGTAATCTGGCTGGCCGCGATGATCCTGGACTACGCTACTGGCTCGTGGGCGGCGCTGTCGACCGGCTCGTGGGATAGCGCGGTGGCGCGTGCGGGCCTGTGGCACAAGCTCGGCAGCATTGTGGCCATGCTCGTGGCGTTGCTGCTGGATGTGGCCCTGTCGGCGATTATTAATTATGGTGATTTGGGTTTTGACTTGCCGTTTGAATACAAATCGGCATTTTTGCCGCTGGTGGCTATCTGGTACATTGTGACGGAACTGGGCAGCATTATCGAAAACGCAGCGCACCTCGGCGCACCAATCCCAAAGTTCCTGACCGACTGCCTCGCAAAGCTCAAGAACAAGGCCGATGAGAATA